TAAAAAAATCGTTATCATTAGCAAATGACCAATATCTTAAAAGAATAGCGTTAAGGCAAAAAGAGGACAAGTTAAGTAAGGTTTTGTCTGATGCTCAAGAAAAAGATGCTAATATAACAAGGTTGCAAAATGAATTTGACACAGAAGCATTAAGATTAAAGAAAAAACACAATTTAGCGGTTGAATTAGAAGGTAAAACTACAACAGAAGCATTTTCAGCTATTAAAAAATCTATGCAAGATGCAGGTCTTATAGATAAAGGTGATTTAAGCGACCCATTTAGTTTAATAAGTGTAACAGGCTCTAAGGGAATTAAAACAAGTAGTGAAGTGTCTTTAAGAGCTTTATCTACTGCAAGTGTTGCAATGAAAAAAAATCAACAAGATTTTGAAGATTTGCAAACAGAAAGTAAGAAGATATTAAAAGATGCAGAAGATTTTGCAAAAAAGTTTGGTCTTACAATGGGGATGGATGACCCTTCAACAGGAGGTACGGGAGGTACGGGAGGTACACCTGCGGGTGATGGAGTTGACCCTGCTACAACAGCTTTAGGACAAGCTGAACTAACATTGCAGGAATGGATTTTAGCTACAAAAACATCTTTTGCAAACAAAGAAATAGAAACAAAAGAAGAACTAAACAGCAGATTGTATGATATACAAATAGTTCATCTTGAGAATATGCTAGATATAGAGAATCTTTCTGCTGAACAAAGAATAGGTATTGAAGAAAAAATAGCTAATTTAAGAGTTAAAAATAGAGAAGCAGATTTAAAACAAACAGAAGATACTGAAAAGGCTAAATCCGACCTTATAAAAGCTAACATAGAAAACGCAATGGCTATTGGTAAATCTCTTACAGAAATAGGTCAAATTATGGGTGAGAACTCTGCTGCTGCAAAAGCAGGTATAGCAATAACCAAAGCTGCATCCGTAGCTCAAGCTATACAAGGTATTATATCTGCTCAATCAGCCATTGCAAAACAAGCTTCATCAGGTGACCCTTTTAGTGCCTTTGCTCGTATGGCAATGATGGCGGGTGCTGTTGCTCCTCTTATAGCTAGTTTAATGGCTCTTAAAGGTGGTGGAGGTGATGTTGATTCAACTAGAGGTGAAACTGTTGAGGTTGGTAATCAGTTTGCTAACGGTGGTCTTACAAATGGCGGTATGTTTCAAGGTGCATCACACGCTAATGGCGGTGTTAAATTTAGAGTTGGTGGTAGAATACACGAAGCAGAAGGTGGTGAAGCAATTATCAACAAACGTTCAACAAGTATGTTTAGACCAATGCTATCAGCAATAAACAGTTACAATGGTAATGGTGTTAAGTTCGCTGATGGTGGTTTACTCAATAGTGGAGAGAAGTTTGCGATGGGTGGTGAACTAAGGTCTGCACAACAATTAATAAGCGGAGGAATGGGAAGTTCTAAGGTTGTAATCGTAGAAAGTGATATGACAGATGTGCAGAATAGAATATCTGCTATTGAAAGTCAGGCTACTTTTTAATATATTTGCATATGATAAGACAGAATAGTGCTGATATTGTTGATGAGTTCATAGACATCATATACAATGAAGTCAAAGCACGATACTCTGAGGAAGCAGGAATTAAGAATGTCCTGAACCATCTATCAGAGAAAGGTCTTATCGAGCCTAGAAAGCTAAGGGATTATATGATAATAAGAGATTTTGACAGAATACTCTTGGAGAATGACAACAACTATACTTATACCTATATGGATATATCTATTAAGTATGATGTGTCAGAGAGAACTATACAGAATATAATCTATAAGCACAAGCGTAAATACAACAAGGATTACAACATTAGGTAGTTTTGACCATTTCTGCGAAAGATATTAACTATTAATAATTAAATTTGCAAAATGAACAAATGGTATTCAATAGAAAATAAAGCGGATAATAACGTAGAAATATCTATCTATGATGAGATAGGTGATTACGGAACATCTGCTAAAAACTTTATAGAAGAAGTAAAGGCTGTTGGAACTGCTGACATCACATTACGCATCAACTCTGTTGGTGGTAGTGTATTTGATGGTTTAGCTATTTACAATACTTTACGTTCTCACAATGGATATGTAAACATTAAGATTGAAGGTTTAGCTGCATCTATATCAACTGTCATTGCTATGGCAGGAGATAACATTGAGATGTCAGAAAACGGATTCTTTATGATACACAATCCTTTCGGACAATCGGCAGGTGAAGCAGGAGATATGCGTAAGACTGCTGATTTACTTGACAAGATAAAAAATGAAATTATCGAAATATATTCTAAGAAATCAAACCTTTCGTTTGAAACTCTTTCTGATATGATGGATAAAGAAACTTGGTTGTCTAGTCAGGAAGCAATGGAATATGGCTTTATAGATACAATTACAGAGCCTATGAAAGTTGCAGCTTCATTTGACCTATCTAAGTTTACAAACGTAAATGAAAAAGAGGTTAATGATAAATTGAAATTAACTAATAATAATAAATCAATTAAAATGACTGAAGAATTAAAAACTTGGTTCAACGGTGTTAAAGAAGAAATCTTAAACGCTGTTAAAGGAGAGGAAGTTTCTACTCCTGCTGAAGAAGTTTCTGTTTCTATTTCTGACAATGAGGTTATCGTTAACAAGTTTGAAGAACTTGAAGAAAACGCTAAATCTTTAACAGAAGAAAAAGAAGAATTAGCAGGTCTTGTTGGAGAAAAAGAAAGCGTTATTGCTGACTTGACTAACAAGGTTGCTGATATGGAAGCTAAATTAGCGAAATTAGAAGCTACTGAAACTAATGTAGAAGTGGATTCTGACCCTGCAATCAACGAAAACGATGTTGTGGTTAACAAATGGGATGCTTTTGCTAAATCAATTTTAAAATAATTAATAAATAATATAAAATGGGAAATTTAACATTATCAAGTTTACCTACTGTTGAGCAGTATGATGTAAACAAAAGCATTATCCAACCTATATTTATGGGTCAGGATTATATGCAATATATGGAGGTATTACCTAACATTAAAGGTACTACTGTTATTGATAAATTCAATCAATTAGGTAAAATTACTGTTGCCGCTTCTGACGTTGCTTTCGCAGCAGGTTCTGATTCTGCAAAAGGTGATACAATCACACTTACTCCTGCAAGAGTTGAGGCTGAGATTGAGTTTAGAGCAAAAGAGCTTTTCAATAAAATGAAAGGTCAAGTATTAAGAGCGGGACACGACTTTGAGAACATAGATGGAACTATCGTTAAGAACATTCTTCTTGACTTAATCGGACAAGGTGTTAAAGCTGACTTTAACCGTCAATTATGGTTATCAGATGCTGCTGAAGCTGATGTTAACTACGGTATATATGATGGTATCTTCCAAGTAGCTCGTGAAGGTGGTGCAACTGCACTAACAAGTGCCTCTTTAGATGCTTCTACACAAGCTGATGGTGCTGCTTTAGTTGCAGGTAACGCTTTAGATATTCTAAAGAAATTATATGACAACGCTTCTCCTGAATTATTAGAAGCAGGAAATCACGTTTACTTTGTGTCAGGCGACATCGCTGATGACTATATGGCTTCTACGTTAGAATCTTCTAACTTTGCAGCAGCAGGTTACGGTGCAATGGTTAACGGTGTTCCTCAGTTAACTTACAGAGGTATTCCTTTAGTAGTTCGTAGAGATTGGGATGTAGCGATTGCTGCTGACCACGCTGAGATTAACGGTCAAAATGCTGCTGCTGAAACTCACAGAGCAATGTTAACTACACAAGATGCTTTTGTTGTAGGTACTGATTTTGATGAGAACTCAGTTGAGCAATGGTACTCACAAGACAACAAAGCATACAGATTCCGTGTAGCATATATGGTAGGTGTAGCATTAAAAGATGCTAAACTAGCTGTGTATTACACTCCTGATGCAATTGCTGTATAATTAATTTAATTAACGGGGGATGAAATACTCCCCCTTAATTTTTAACTTTTAAATAATAATAAAATGGCAATCGAAAATTTAAGTATAGCACACAGCGATTTAGAAATCAGAGGTGGTTTGCAGTATGTAGGTATCGGTCTAGTATCAGGTGCTTCTGCTGTAACTTTTGATAACTCAGGTGTTCATACAGTTTCATATACTGCTGCTTCTGATTTAGAATTATTCGACCTTAAACAAGGTACGGGTTCTTTATCTACAAGTGGTTCAAAAGAAGGTGGAACTATTATGTTTGAGCATACTGTTTCTTTTTATGTTCCTAATTGTTCTTCTGCTCACCTAAGAGCTTTAGAATCAATGAGAAATGAGCATATTGTAGTTGTAGCACAAGGCTATGACGGAAACAAGTACTGCATCGGTCTTTCTGAAGCGTATGGTTTAGAAGATTCTACTTTAGGTAACGTACAAATGTTTGCTACTCTTTCATCTATTGAAGGTGGAACGGGTGCTGCTTTAGGTGATGAGAATGGTGTAACAGTTACAATTACTTGTAGTTCAGGTGAGCTACCAAGAGTATCTGCTAACACTCTTACTCTTAACACTTCAGCAGGAACAATGGCTTTATCATAAACTAACTAAAAAGGATAGGTTAGGGCGATTTGCCCTTTCCTTCTTTTTTTATTATACTTGCACTATGTATAAATCTAAACTAAACAAAGGAACAACTTTTTTTGATGGTTTCAAAGTAAGTTGGTCTAAGGCAACTCAAGCAGAACTAAAAAAGGTTTATGACTTGGGATTTACTAATTTTGTAAGCAAAGAAGATGCAAAACCAAAGAAAACCAAAGCAAAAGCACAAGAAGAATCAGTTAAAGACAACTCAGACAAAGAGTAGTTTTAACACTAAATATGCTTTTGTAAACCTATCTACTCCTACGGTAGATACTGAGGTTAAAGACTTAGACAGATTAAGAGAAGATTGGATTCCTTTTGGAAAAGACAATCTATTTCCACAATATCTAGCTGAGTTAAAAAGACAATCTTCTACACATCGTTCTGTATTAGCACAGAAAACTACATTCACTACGGGTGGTGGTTTCTTGACTTCTAACGAATCATTATCTGATTTCATAGAAGATGTTAATGCTAACGGAGAAAGTTTAAAGGACTGCTTTAAAAAACTAGCAGACGATTATTATACTTATGGTAACGCATACCTAGAAGGCGTTATATATGAGGGTGGTGTAAACTTCTATCATAAAGATGCTTCAACAGCTAGACTAGCTAAAAACAAGAAGTATGTTTACTTTAATTCTGATTGGACTAATTACAGAAAAAACAAAGATAAAACACAGAGAATACCTGTTTACCCACAGATTTCTAACAGTAGATTTATCATACATTACAAGGATTACGAAAGTACATTTAACTTTTACGGATTACCTGACTATGTAGCTTCATTAGAACACATAGCAATAGACTATGAGATTGGTAAATTTAATCACACATCATTTAAGAACGGATTTAGTCCTTCTGCTATTGTTACCGTTAACGGTGATTTTGGTGAAGCAGAAGCAGAGAAGTTTGTTGAAACTGCCAAAGATACATTAACGGGTAGTGGTAACAACTCAAAGATATTATTCCTTGTAAAGAACGGTGAGGACAGTAGAGGTACTGACGTTCAGATTATAAGCAACAAGGAAGATGGTGATTTCCTAGATTTACAGAAGTTAACTGACCAAAACATAATTACTGCTCACAGATGGCAACCCGCCTTGAGTGGTATCGTATCATCAGGAAAGATGAACAATACGGGTAGTGAGATTAGAATAGCTTATGACTTAGCTATGTCAACTGTTATTAGAGATACTACTAACATCTTATTAGACCCTATAAAGAGAGTTATTGCTGCTGAGGTAGGAATTGATACGGATGACCTAACAGTTGCTTACGAGCCACCTATTTCATTCCTGTCGGACATTGACCCTAAGCAAGTATTGACTATCAATGAGCAAAGAGCAATGCTTAATAAAGACTTAGAAGATATTGAGGATGGTCATATGCTCTTATCAGACAGACAGACAATTAGAGTAGAACGAAACGAAACACAAGACTAATATGGCAAATGTAAGACAATACAACAAGTTTGTAACAGCATCAGAGGTTATATCAACTTCATTTACTAATCAGGCAACAGATACCGCTTTGATAAGTGATGCTATACTTGAAATTGCTGAACTTGCACACATTAAGCCTGAGCTTGGATTAGATATGTTTGAGGAGTTAAAGACACAGAACCATAACGGTACTTTGACAACTGCTAACTCTGATTTGTTAACACACTACCTAAAACCTGCACTATGTTGGTTTGTTAGGTTTGAGGTTATGAACGAGATACAATACAATACAACCTCAGCAGGATTAGTTGTTAATGTTTCTGACTTTAGCACCCCTGCAAATGTAGAGCAGTTTAATCAAATGAAAAGCGACACATTTAGAAAGGCTAAGGTATTGTTGGATGATATGATTGCTTACATTACTCATCAAGACCAAGTAAACAACTATCTTTTGTATGGAAAGGATGGAGATAGCTCTATGCCTGATACTGACATAGCTAGTA